AGCGTGGCAGGCACCCCCACCCCCGAGGGGGGGCACCCCGTCGCCGCCCCTTCTATAGTATCTATTGATTTACAGTGCGTGATGTTTTTTAAACCTTGTGTGCCGCATGTCACAGGTTTGGGCGGGGGAGAGACTGCACTGGTGCTGGGGCGCACTGTATCTGTATACAGTAGCGACGACCCCAGCCAAGGGTCGTCGCACAGTAGGGGTGGTTGCCGTACAAGGTAAGTGGTTGTGCTGCTTTGTAACCCTTGTACCGCGTAGAGTTTGTACTGCACTGTAGTTACTGTGTACTGTAGGGGGGGTTGAGGTGGAGCCGCTTGGTGCGGCTCCACCTCAACCCCCCCACTGTTATACTGTATAGTGTACACTGTCCCACAACACAAACCAACGGGACAAACCAAACACTAACTAGGAGGTAAACCATGCCATCAAACGGAGGCGGAAAAGGCTGGACAACAGACCCCGAAACCGGCCTGCAACAGATGCCTGTGGATTGGGAGTTGTATCTGGATTGGTTGTTGGATGAGGGTCGTGAGCCTGCTACGTCGAAGGCGTGGGCTGAGGCTAATGGGTATAATGATCGGACTGTGCGGCGGTGGAAGGCGGATATTCGGTTTATCCGTGAATGGGACCGTAGGGCAGCCGAGTTGAATGTCCATCCTGAGCGGACTCAGGGAGTTGTGGATGCTTTGCATCGGGCGGCTGTTGATGGCGATGTGAAGGCTGCTTCTTTGTACTTGCAGTACATTGAGAAGTTCACGCCGAAGCGTCGTTTGGTTGTGGATGATGATCGTTTGGTGTCTGGTTTGTCGGATGCCGAGTTGTCAGCCGAGTTGGCTGGCTTGATGGAGGGGTTGAGCGGTGAACGATCCGAAGACGTTAGGTGAGTTGTATGAGGCTGGAGAGCTAGGTGAGTACGGGGTGGTTGGTGCGATTGATTGGGGCGAGGAGGCGGATGTGCCGCTTGAGGTGTGCGGGTTGGAGAACCCTGAGTCTTGTGAAAGTTGTCAGTGATGGCAAAGGAACCTGACTCTCGGTTAAAGCGTGCGGGTGTGTCTGGCTATAACAAGCCGAAACGGACGCCAGGTCATGCTAAGAAGTCGCATGTTGTGGTTGCTAAGGAAGGCGATCAGGTTAAGACGATTCGGTTTGGGCAGCAGGGTGTGTCTGGTGCTGGGAAGAATCCGAAGTCTGCGAAGGAAAAGGCTCGTCGTACGTCGTTTAAGGCTCGTCATGCAAAGAACATCTCGAAAGGCAAGATGTCTGCTGCGTATTGGTCGGACAAGGTGAAGTGGTAATGGCATCTCCTAAAGCATCGGTTCCTCGGAAGTCGGCCCGCAACTATGCGGAGAACCCTGAGTCGTACCGCAAGAAGTTGGCGTATGACAAGAAGTACAATGCTCGTCCTGAGAAGAAGGCTTCTCGTGCGGAGCATGGCCGTGCCCGTTATGCTGCGAAGAAGATGGGTAAGGTGTTGACGGGGCGCGATATGTCTCGAAAGAGCGACGGGTCGTTTACTCCTGAGGCGTCTTCTACGAACCGTGCCCGTAATGGGCACGGTAGTAACGGCAGGTACAAGTAGTGGGTTATGCGTTTTCTGAGTTGAAGCAGGAGGCTGAGTGGCGGCGCTGTTGCCGTGATGAAGCCTATTTTATGTCTAGTTATTGGCATATTGCTCATCCTGCTCAGGGACGCATTTTGTTTGATTTGCGTGATGCTCAACGGTTTGCGTTGGAGGAGTGGAAGAACGAGCGGTACAGTTTGACGTTGAAGGCCCGTCAGATTGGTTGGTCGACGTTGGTTGCTGCACATCAGTTCTGGTTGGCGTTTTTTCATGCGGATCAGAACATTATTGATTTGTCGCGAACAGAGCGTGAGTCTGTGCTGCTGTTGAAGAAGACGAAGTATGGGCAGAAGCATTTGCCTGATTGGATGTTGGCTAGGGGTCCAAGGTCGCTGGTGGAACATCAGCAGCGGATGGCGTTTGATAACGGTTCGCAGATCACGTCGATGCCTTCTGCGTCTGATCCTGCCCGTGGCGAGTCTGCGTCGCTTGTGGTGGTCGATGAGTGGGCGTTTTTGCCGAACCCTGAAGATGCTTGGGCGTCGATTGAGCCTGTGGCCGATATTGGGGGCCGCATCATTGGCCTGTCGACGGCTAATGGTTCGGGTAACTTCTTTCACCAGTTGTGGGTGGGTGCTACGGCGGGAACAAACAAGTTTGCGTCCATGTTTTTTCCTTGGTCTGCTACTGAGGACCGTGGCGACGCTTGGTATCAGGAGAAAGTCCAGTCGATGCTGCCTTGGCAGTTGGCTCAGGAGTACCCAACGACGCCTGAAGAGGCGTTCGTCAAGTCTGGTAACCCCGTTTTTGACTTGGATGTGTTAGATCAGCTTGAGCAGCAGAACCGTTACGGCGAATCTGGCTGGATTTGGCGAAATGACCGTGTCGTAGAGTTCAGGGCATCATGAGTTTAGAAGTTTGGGCTAAACCAGAGTCACAGAACGTGTATGTGATGGGTATTGATACCGCTGAGGGTTTGAGTTACGGCGATTACAGCGTAATTCAGGTGCTGAACGTGACAACGGGTGAACAGGCAGCGATTTGGCACGGCCATATCGCCCCTGACCTCCTCGCTGAAGAGGTTTACTCCGTCGGCTTGTACTATCGGGACGCTTTGTGCTGCGTCGAGTCGAATAACCACGGGTTGACGACTATTACGGAGCTTCGCCATCTCGGTTACCCAAACATGTTTCGCCGTCGCCAGTTGAACAGCATCAATAACTCGGTGAGCCAAGAATTTGGTTGGAAGACGACGCGAACGTCGAAACCTTTGATGATTGATGATCTGTCGTCTTCGTTGCGAAACTTTGAACTAACAATTTATGACAGGTACACGATTGCCGAGCTACGAACCTTTGTTCGTAACGACAGGGGCGGCATGTCTGGCTCGCCGTACGATGACCGTGTGATGGCGTTGGCGTTAGCGAACCAAATGCGAAAGTACGCTCACCAACCCGAGTACTCTGTTATCAAAGATGACTACTGGACTGTTGATTGGTTTGCTAGTCTAATACGTGAAGAACCAAGCGGAGATCCTTTAAGAATCGGCGCTAAAAACGTTCGTGGGACACGCAAAACATCTTACTAGGTACCTTTAGGAGTTTACTTATGGCACATTTTGTTTCTCATACGAGCGGCACACAAACTGTCGATGGCGCTAGTGGAAAGAACAACGTCCTTTCCCGAGGACAGTCAACTGTTTCTAACCCCATCGGAGATGCGGCAGGAAGCGGTCAAGCTGGCAAGGTTCGTCTTGATGGCGGCAAGTATGCTGGCGCAACTGGGCCTTACGGCGAAGGCACTTCGGCTCGTGAAACCCCCAAGAACCAGCACGGCATTACTGGCTCTGTTGAACGAGCCAAGAGCTTCGATGCTGCGGGGCACCACGCTTAGCAATGGCAATCATTCCAAAGAACTTGACGTATGAAGAGTTCTGCGTACACATGAATAAGAAGCGAGAAGGAATCTCGCAGACCGAACTGGATGAAACCTGGGATCGGTTTGTGAGGTTTAACTCGTTATCCTTTGCTACAGGGCGCGGATTGCAAAGCATATTGCCTGCCGATGAGCAGGGCCTTACCAACCGTGAGCGAGAAGATAAAGTCTTTGCTGAGGCTAAAGCTCAGGGACGGAACATAGAGAAGGTTTGACATGGCCCGCAAAACCCGCCGAGATCGGCTAGAGCAATACATTGAACGGGTCGACAAGTGTCGTCGTTGGCGTTCTGACGAAGGTCTAGACGGCGATTGGGCGCGTCTAGCCGATCTTTACCGTGGTAATCATTTCTCTCAATCTGCTACAGACCGAGGAGACATGATTGCGGTTAACTTGGCGTTTTCAACGATCAACGTGATCGCTCCTTCGGTAGCAGTCAACTATCCGAAGATCGTTGTGCGAGCGAACAACCCTGAAGATCGCAACCGTGCGATGTTCGTTGAGGCTGTATCGAACCACCTGTGGAAGCACCACGATTTCCGTACCCCTTTCAGAAGGGCTGTTAAAGACTTCTTGATCTTTGGTCACGGGTGGGTCAAGGTCGGCTGGAAGTTTGTTGAACAAGAACAGTCGCTCAGCGAGCTAGAACAAGACAGCATGTTTGATTCTGCGATGGCTGAAGCAGACAAGTTCTCTATGGAGAACTTTATGCAGGGCGTTGAAACGCCCTCGGCAGAAGAAATAGCAGCAAACATTCCGCAAACAGAAATGCGGATCGTTGAAGATCAGCCGTTCGTGGAACGAATCAGCGTATTCGATGTGTTCGTTGATCCCTCAGCTACTTGCATGGAAGACGCCAAGTGGATAGCGCAGAGGATTGTGCGGCCTCTGGAAGAAGCAAAGAAAGACCGACGTTATAAGCCTTCGGTTCGTAACCGTCTTTCAGCGAACTACAGCAACAACTATCTGGACGATATTGCTGTTGATAACAAGCAGGAATACTTAGAAGACCAAGTTGTTGTATGGGAATTCTACGACATTATGGAAAACACGTTGTCTGTCTACACAGACGACACCGACGAGTTCCTAGTTGACCCGATCCAAATGCCGTACGCATACGGTCAGCCGTTTGTGATGATCCGCAACTACGACATCCCTGACCATTTCTACCCGATGGGGGACTTGGAAGCGATCGAACCGTTGCAGCTAGAGCTGGATAAGACTCGCAGCCAGTTGATGAATGACCGTAAACGGTATGCCCGCAAGTACCTGTACCACGAACGTTCGTTCGGGCCTGCTGGTCGTGAAGCGCTAGAATCCGATGATGACGGCAGGTTTGTGCCTGTTCTTGATGAGAACAAGCCGCTAGATCAGGTCGTGGTTCCGCTCCCGCAGGTTCCAGTTTCGCCAGAAATCTATAACTACTCCAACATTATTGAGAACGATATCAATACTGTGTCGGGCATTTCGGAGTATGCCCGAGGGGCTATGCCTGAGATACGGCGAACGGCTACTGAAGCGTCGATTATTGCTGACGCTCAGAACGCTCGTGCGGCAGACAAGCTAGCGATCATAGAAATCTCCATCAGCCAGTTAGCCCGTCGCGTTATTCAGTTGATGCAACAGTTTATGACTGGTGAAGGGATGGCTCGGGTCAGCGGCGGTGCGGGCGGCGAAGATGTCTTTGTGCCGTATGGGCGTGAAGAAATCATCGGGGAATACGATTTCACTGTTCAGGCTGGTTCTACCCAGCCGATGAACGACACGATTCGCCGTCAGCAAGCGGTTTCGTTGCTGAACGCTGTCGCCCCGCTTATCGGGAC